ATCTGGCCGAAGAAGATCCGCATCGCGTTGCCGTTCTCGGCCGAGATGACGAACTGATCGAACAGCGTCTGTCCCGCCTTGGGACCGGACTCGACGCGGTGCTTAACCTTGATCATGGGTTTGTCGTTGGACGACTTCGTGGCGACGGATTCGACGACGACGACGGTGAACTCACCCTCGAGGATCGTCGTGGCGTCCTTGTGGAGGCTCGCCCAGTTGATGGTCGACAACGCGTGCTCCTTATCGGTTGGGATAGATCGCGGCTAACATGTCCGCGATGTTTGGTTCCTCGATGATGTCGGGAAGTCGTCCCTGGACGCGCTCGCCGACGACGTACGCCGGGTTGATACCGGCGCCGATCAACAGCTTCTTACGCTTGACGTTGCCCTCCGAGCCCGCCTCGACCTCGGTGTAGAGAACGCCGCAGATGTCGACCCAGTACGGAAGCGTGTCGCGGATGCCACCCTGCATGAACGGCCGCCACTGGCCGTTGTGCATCGCCGTCTCGCAGTTGAAGACGACGCACCGGATCGTGTTCGGCTGGAGCGTCAGGTCGCGGAACCCGCGGATCAACCCGTCCATCTGGTCGAGCAGCTGACCCCAGCGCTGCTGGTCCATCAGCGCCGAACCGGTCCGGATGTTGGCCTTGCACCGGCGCTGGATCTCGGTGATCGAGTCGAGCACGATCGAGACGAAGTCGTGGTCGTACTGTGTCAGTGCCTGAAAGACCGCGACCATCGTCTGCCACGAGTCGACGTGCACGCGCGCGACGTCCCACGTGCCGTCGTAGCGTGGGATCGGCTCGGTTACCGGGTTCCACGTGATCTTTCGCAGCGGCTTCGTGCCGCGGTAGCCGATGTGGTCGATGAACTTCCAGCTACCCTCCGCGTCGATGACGAGGATCGGTACCGGCGCCGTCGACGACAGCGTCGACTTACCCTCCTTGGACGCCGAGTGGATCAGCATCGAGACGACGTGATCCTTATCGATGACGCGCTCGTACGTCACTCAACCTCCCTCTCGATTCGATCCCCGTAGTAGTCCAGGGGATCGTGGCGTACGTACATGTCCTGAACCGCGTCCTCGACGCGCGAACCGTCGTCGAACATGCGGCAGATCTTAAAGAAGTCGCACTTCCACACGCAGTCGCGCGACGGGCGCGACGGCACGAGGTCCTGCGACGGCTGGCCGGGACCCGTGGATAGGAACAGCGACGCCTGGACGATCTGGCCGATCGTCCGATCGAGCTGGCGCCGGTAGTTGGCGACCTCGTGCTGGTTGTGGTCGATCGCGACGCGCCCGTAGAACGGAGGCCGCGCCTTGTCGGTTCGCTTTACCTTACGCAGCATGTTGTAGAGCGCGCCGGTCGCGCGCTCGAGCGGATCGCCCGGCTGCATCCAGTCGATCAGGTGGTAGTGCAGCATCTGCTGGTTGATGCCGAGCGTCGCGTCCGTCAGCGACTGGACGGTCTTGTGGTCGATGAAGCCGCGGCGCCCGGTTTCCGGGTATAGGATCTTGGCGTCGAGCTTGCCGATGTAGCGAACCTGCGCGCCGTACATCTTAAGTAGCGGCGACTCGACGTACGTCTCGGCCGCGACCACCTCGAATGTCTGGTCGACGCCCGTCTCCTCGAGCCAGTCGATGTATCCCTCGATCATCGCGCGCTCGAGGTCGAACACCGAGTGGAGCTTAAGTACCTCCTGTGACCACCTGAAGTGGTCCTCGTCGTCCCGCGGTTCGTCCAGTCCGGTTTGGATCGCGTCCCGCTGCTGCGCGACGCGCAGCGCCGTCAGCGCGCCGGTCGTCTGCTCGGGATCGTAGTGCGACGCCAGGGCGACGTGAATTCGCGTACCGGTCGAGCGCGCGTCGGACGTCGTCGTCGCGCGCGGCTTAAGTGCCCTATGCCAGCCCAGCCACCACCTACGCGGGCAGTCCTTGAACGTCTGGACCTCGGAGTTCGACGCGAGAAATACGCCGTCGACGAACGTCACTTCACATCTCCTAGGTTGCTGTCCATGATTCGCTGTTCCTCGTCGTCGAGCTCGTGCGTCGACAGTCCCGCCGCGGCGAGCCGCGCGCGGTCGCGGGTAATCTCCTCGAGGCGCATCGCCTTCTCCCACAGACGACCGACCTGCGTCTCCTCGACCGTGCCCCGCGCCACGAGGTCCATGACCTGGATCGACTCGTGAACCTCGGATCCGATGCGGTGTACCCGGTCCTCGGCCTGGACGTTGTCGACCATTGACCACGAACGTTGCATGAACACTATCAGGTCCGCGGCCGTCATCGTCAGTCCCGTACCGCCCGCCTTGAGGGTAAACAACAGCACCAACAGCTGTCCCGACTGGAAGCTGTTCAAGATCGCGTTGCGTTCGTACGTCGACTGACCACCGGTGATTAGGCCGTGGTGAACATGCAGCTTCTCGAGTCGCGCGGCCGCGAGTTCGACCAGCTGACGGTGCTCCGCGGCCGCGACGAACGGCCGCCCGGCGCGTTCCTCGACGATCTCGACGAGCGCGTCGACCTTCGGCGATGGGTCGCACATGCGAAAGCCCTCGGGCGTCGATTGCATGGAGGCGCTGGAGAACTGTAGCAGCCGGATCTGCGCCACGAGGTCGTCCTTGGCAACCATTAGCGTGCCGTCCTCGAGGCGCGTCACCAGCGACTCCTCGATCTCGCGGTAGGCCTTGAACTGCTTCGGCGTCAGCTCGACGTGCCGCGTCGTCCGGACCTTGGGTGGCAGCTGCGGCAGCACGATCTTCTTGAGCATCCGGCGAAACCTCGGATCGAGGATCTGGTAGAACTCGTCCTTGTGCTCCGGGTTGACGCCCTTAACCTCGAGTCCGCCGTAGGTTCCCCACGCGAGTAGACAGTAGCGGTCGACGAACGCGGACTTACGCGGGTACTCGATCGGGTCGATGAAGTGCCCGATCGACCACAGCTCGGATGGGTCGTTGGCGATCGGCGTTCCGGTCAGCGCGAGCCGCCGCGTCACGGTCTTACCGTGGCCGACAGCCCAGCACGCGCGCGTCTGCTTCGCGTGAGGATCCTTGATCCGGTGCGCCTCGTCGACGACGACCGTCCTAAACGCGATGTCGTTGAGCTGGCGCGGGTGCACCTCGCAGCGCGCCGCGGTGACGCGCGGATCCTGTCCCCCGCAGTCTGGGCACGCCGCGAGTCGGATCGAGCCGAACGGCGCGAGCCGCGAGTGGCCGCGTACCGCCTCGATGTTGATAATCACCAGCGCGGCGTCGTCCTGCGCAGCCTCCTTGAGTATCTTCGCGCGCTCGGCAGCCGAGCCGTTGACGACGTACGATCGGGCCCACGGGAACCACTTCCACGCCTCGTCGCGCCAGTTGAACTTCGTCGAGTTGGGGCAGATCACCAGCGCGGGAAGCGCGTCCTCGAGTTCGTTGAGCAGCGTCAGTACCTGGATCGTCTTACCCGTGCCCATCTCGTCGGCGAGCAGCGCCGAACCGGCGACGTGCAGCCAGTCGACGCCGACGCGCTGGAACGGGTAGAGCCTTCCGACGTCGCGGTCCGTCTCGCTCAGCTCGCGCAGCAGCAGCGACGGCTCGACGCGGTCGCGCCGGTGCGCGACGATCAGCGCGCGCAGCTCGTCGCCGTACGTGATCGTCGGAAACATATAGCGCAGCTGGACGCACGACGCCCAGGACGGCGACAGCGTCCACGACTTGGTGGTCGAGTTCCAGCGCGCGCCGGGAATGCGTTTGATCTGCTCCTTCTCGTTCCACTGCGTCTGGACGACGATCCGGTCGTCGACGAGTTCGGCGTGCGGCACCGGGTGAACCTCTCGTTCTCTAGATTCCGACGATGCTGGCGAACGTCTCGGGAACCAGCGAGGCGAGCGCGAGCAGCACGTGACGCTGCGCGGCGTTCGCGTGCTGGTCGCGGGACGCGACGTACCAGCCTATGTCGCGTAGTAGCTGGTTAGGCGCTATCTTCAGCGCGGGACCCGGGTTTTGGTCGACCAGCTGCGCGCCGAGTTCGTTCGCGACGACGGCGACCTGGCCGAGTACCTCCTGCGCGTGGGGCTGGCGCGTCTTACGCGATCCCTGGACGAACCGCTCGCGCGCGAACCACGTCGGACCTGGGGGCGTCGAACGCGGTGGCCAGTGGTGGTCGTCGAGCATGCGCCGGATCATGGCCCCAACGGACGACGCCTCCACCTCGGCGGTTTCCGGCCGGACGCAGTCGTCGCACCAGAGCGCGAGGCCTGTGACCTTACCCGGGTCGACGCCGAAGATAATCACTCGTCGACCCACTCCTTCTTGTCGCCCCAGCGTTCGCCGTATGAGACCGACGCGGTGATTGGTACCTCGAACTGCCGGTCGTCGTTCATCACCTGACGCAGCGCGTGCACCGCGTCGGGCACGTCCTCGTTCGGTACCTCGAGGAAGATCTCGTCGTGGACCGGCGCGACCATGTAGTCGCCGAGTCCCGCGTCGGCGAGCTCGATCTGCTTGCGCTTGAACAGCGCCGCGGCCCACCCCTGGATCAGGTAGTTCACGAGCGCGTACTCCTTGCCGGGATCGGCTGGGTGCCGCCGGTCCGTCAGCGGGCAGACCGCGTAGGCGACTCCCTCCTCGTCGCGCCGTCGGACCGAGTCGCTAAAGACCTGCTGCGCGAACTTCTCGATGCCCGGGTACGCCGCGTTAAGTCCGTCGTTGACGTAGCGCATCTGGTCGTATGAGACGCCGGCCGTCGCGGCCTGGCGCGCGACGCCCGCGCCGTAGATCTTCGCGTACATGGCGTTCTTGGTCGGCTGGCGCCGCGGGTCGGACTTGACCAGCGACGGATCGGAGAAGATGTTGCGCGCCACGGTGACGAAGAAGTCCTCGGGCGCCCGGAACGCGGCGACGAGTCCGGGATCCCGCGACATGATCGCGAGGCCGCGCATCTCGATCTGGTCGAAGTCCGCCATCAACAGCGTGTGACCGGAACGTGCCCGCACGCAGTTGCGGACGACCGTCGCCGCCGGGTTGTGTTCGTTTTTACGCGGTAGGTTCTGCAGGTTCGGGTGGTCCATCGAACAGCGGCCGGTCCGCGTCCCGAGCGTGTTGATCGACGGGTGCACGCAGCCGTCGGACTGCGTGTGCTCCAGGTAGAACTTGAGGTACGTCGACGCCATCTTCTGGTACTGACGCCGTCGTAGGACGGCCTGCGCGAGCGGGTGGTCGATCCCGTCGAGGACGCCCTTGTCCAGCGAGACGGCGCCGGACTTGGTGGCCTTGGAGAACTGGAAACCCGCGTCCGCAAGGACGCGGATCACCTCGGCGTTGGACCCGGGCTTGATGCCGTACTCGGCGGCGCACCAGTGCTCGACGCGCTCGGCGTAGTCGTTGAACAACCCGTAGTTGTCGCGTACGTAGTCGACGTCGATCGGCGCGCCGTGCGCCTCCATCCGCTGCGCGACCCACTGGTACTCGTTCTCGAGTTCGTACGCGCGCGGCGCCTGGTCGAGCACCTTCGGTAGGTGGATGTCGCTGAGTCGTCGCGTCAGCACCGTGTCGAGCGCGCCGTAGAACCAGTACCCGGGATAGTCGGACGGTATCGTCGCCCACGTCCAGCCGTTCTCGGACATGGCGCGCTCGAGGACGCCCTGCGACGCACGCGCCCGCGGATCGACGTGCCGCGCGGCCTGGTTCTTGAGGGCGCGGGACTGCGTCGGTTCGAGGACGTGCGCCATGACGCCGACGTCGCGGATTCGCGACCGATCGACGCGGACCCCGGCCTGGTCGAGGAACGACCAGTCGAACTTGGCGTTCATCATATCGACCGGCCCGGTGTGCTCGGCGACGGCCGCGGCGAACAGACCGGACCAGCGTCGCCAGGGCAGCGCCCAGCCGTCGTCGGCGTCGCCGATCTGGACGAGGCGGACGTAGTCGCCCGAGTGCCAGTAGAAGCCGGTCGTCTCGGTGTCGATTCCCAGCGGTTCCTCGCGGCGCGCGCCGATCCACTCGGCGAACGCGCGGACGTCGTCGAGCGACTCGACGAGGTGCATCTTCGTATCGTCGAGGCTCACGCGGGCTCCCCGTTGACGACGACGATCAGTCCACAGTTTTTAAGGAACCGGTACGACTCCTCGGATCGACGGTGCTCGTACGGCTTGAACGATTCGACGTAGACGTAGCGCAATCCCGAGTTGGCGATGAGTTTCGCGCAGGGCAGGCATACGTGACTGGTGACGTACAGAGACCCGCCGAGTCGTAGCGTGCGGTCGCTCATCATAAGCGCGTTGGACTCGGCGTGAAGCGCCGGGCAGTCCGAGTAGTCGACGGCGAGAGGTTCACCGTGAGTCTTAGCGCGCGCGCACCAGCTGGCGCACCGTTGACCCGCGTGCTTGAATCCGGACGGCGGACCGTTGTAGCCCTCGCCGATGACCTTACCGTGAACGTCGGTGATCAGCGCGCCGACCTGGTCGCGGTCGCACAGGCTGCGCCGGCCGAGGTCGCGCGCCATCTGGAGTCGCGTTTCGCGCCACGTCGGCCGAGTCACGACTTGGCTCCGAGGTCCGCGAACGTGTCCAGGTACCAGCGCTCGCTGTCCGTCGGCAGCGCGACGCTGCCGTTGCGGATCGCGCGGGCGCGCTGGCGAACGTCGTCGAAGCTGTCGCCGTCGTGGCCGATCCCGAGGTCAGGGTAGCGCTCCTCGGTCGCGAGTCCCGCCCGGTCGGTGACCTGATACGACAGGTTGACGTGCTCGTGGTAGAGGTGCATCGACCACGCGGTGTGCGTGTACGTCCCGGGAACGACGCCGAGGACGTTGGCCAGCGTCAGCTGCAGCTGCGTGAACTGGAACATGTCGTACGGCAGGCCCAGCCACGCGTCGTTGGAGCGCATGGTGACGCGCATGTTCAGCGAGTCGTGGCGCGGGCCGAGGCTGAAGCCGAGCGCGACGGTACACGGGTAGTCGGCCTTGTTGCGGTAGTGGTTGTCCAGGTGAGAACTCCACAGCGTCACCACCGCCTGGCGGCTCCACGGGTCGTCGCGCAGCTTGTCGACGACGAAGTCGAGCTGGTCGGCGACCCGCTCGCCGTAGGCGCCCCAGAAGTGGCCGTTGGGTTCGAGAAACTTCTTGAAGCTCGGGGCGATCCCGACCAGCCAGTCAGGATCGGAGAACCCACCGATCAGCTGGATCGCCTCGGCGGCCGCGATGCGCGCGTTGAGTCCGCGTCCGCAGCCCGTCGGCAGCGCGAACAGCGGCGACTCAACGTGGATCGTGTAGTCGTCCAGGGCGTACGTCAGTCCGTTGCGGGACGGGCGGCGCTGGCCGCGGCGGCGGAGGTCCTCGAGGACCTGGGGGTAGACGTCGCGACAGTAGCGACCGTCGATGAGTCGGGCCACGTTCCTAGATCCTCCTGCTTAGTAAGCGCGAGCGCGATCAGGTTACCGTACTCGCCGCGCTTAAGATGATGAAAGCGCCGGACGTACTGCGGGTGGGGTACGACGCCGTGGGGTACCGCGAGCTGCGCGAGTCGTCGCTGCGCGTTGCGGCCGAGCGCGACGGTACGTGGGCGTCCAAGCGAGTCCCACAGCCGACGCGGATCGTCGACGTCGCACGCGTTGGCGAGTCCGTAGCGGATCGTCGTTCCCGCGTCGGCGAGCGCGCCGCGCAGGAAGTGTCCCGACGTACCCGGGAACGGCAGGAACGCCGGGTCCGTGTTGGCGCGCGCCTCGCGGGACGACGGGTCGAGGTGGCGCAGCTCGTGGCGGACGTCGCCGAACAGCAGGAACTCTGGGTGCCGAGGTCCCGAGTACGTCGTCGTCACCAG